CACCGGCCATTACGCCGCCATACCGCCCGCTGCTTGTACTGCCCTTGTGCGCCGATAGGTCGAGCGCGTTCGTAAGACCATGTTTTCCCACCATCGCGTGAAATCTGCATCCCCATCATCGCGCTCCAATACCTTCCCAGTAAGCAAGTCGCCCGCATGTTCCCACCCGCCATTCCCGCGATTATCGTCCCCCATCTGCTTTGATTCGTTGGCGATAATGGCCGCAGCTAGAGCCGCCCACGGCGCGGCAGAAATTGCTGTGCTGCCCCATGAGCTTCCTGCCGCACCTGATGACGGAGCGCCTGTTACCGCGCTGGCGCGGCCCGCAGACGTAAGCCCACCACCACCAATTCCGCCGCCACCGCCAAATAATCCAGAAATCTGCTGGTATTGGTCATACGCTTGCAATGGGTTTATAGACGACTGTTGCTGCTGTGGTGAGGAATATTGCTGTTCGTATCGCTGCCAGTTTTGCTGAGGTGATGAATAATCAACAAGCTGTATTTGCTGCCCACCAAGCGCCCTCGCTAATTGCTGGCGAAAACGCTCATCTTCCATATCAGCCCAGCGGCTATCGTATCCGCCGAACTCCTGAGACTGTATTGCTTGCAGCATTCCCATTACACGGATACCCAGCCTTGTGTTTTATCACCACCAACATCCGGCAGCATTTTTCGATATTCAATTGCGCCCGCCGTTCCTAGCCTGTCGATATACAGCGAGTAAATAGGCGCTGGTACAACACCCTCCGGGCTTCCGTCGCCTAACAGCGGAAGCGCGTTGTTTAGCGTGTCCATCTGCTGCCGGAACGGTTGCTGCATGGTTCCGTCATCAAAAACGATAGGTAACGCTGCATTAAGTTGGGGCATGAACCCTCCCGTCATGCGGCTGCATCATCAACCCCCACAATATCAGCGGTTAATTGCAGGAACACGGGTTTTACTGGTGCGGAAAGCGTGAACTTGTACACATCAAACCGCGAGCACCGGCCATTACGCCGCCATACCGCCCGCTGCTTGTACTGCCCTTGTGCGCCGATAGGTCGAGCGCGTTCGTAAGACCATGTTTTCCCACCATCGCGTGAAATCTGCATCCCCATCATCGGGTTTTCATCGTCCGAATTACCAACACCGCTCTCTACCGTCGCCTCAAGATAAGGAACAAAAAACGGCTCCATGTTGTTTTGGAAAGGCTGTGTAGCAACAACGCGGAGTATAAAGTTGCTGTACTCTTTGTAGGTGTCGTTGTCTGCTATCCCTATGCGTCCGTCTTGCGAGTCAGTGACGTACAGGTGCCCGTAAGCCGTAGCAAAAGAACGTACACGGCAGGCGATGGATTGTGTCTGGCCAAGCGCGTTTACAATCAGGGATTTACGCTCGTGCCAGCGACCTGTGGTTACGTCAAAAACGATTGTCGTATTCGGTAGTGTGAAGCCTACAAAGTAATGCCCGCTCTCCCCATAACTCCATGAGTACACAGCTTGTAAATCATCTTGCGTGAGCGTGGTCAGGATTTCGTCTATTGCTTGAGTAGATACTTTCTCAGTCGAGTTACCCGACAACGCCCACACACTGGGGCTTTCATTCTCCGCGCCACCGATAAACAGCGTGGTGTCCTTTGCCTTGGCAATCGAGAAAGGAGCGAACACGCCTTGGTCAAGAAACACACCCGAACGCACAAAGGGGAAATCTACCCCGCCCTGATTGGTAAAACCTTCAAGCGTGTATTCCCCGCCGATAAATAACTGGTTTTTGTAGATGAATGGAGCCACAACACCGTCAGGCGACGACTCTGCTGAACCGAAGTCGAGCGCGTTGTAAATCAGCCCATCGTTTAACGAACTGATAATGAATTTCTTCTCATCAGTGGTGAATACAAAGTAACCATCCACAAAAGCGGGATACTGCGGAATGCCGTTGGCCGTAAAGTCGCTATCTGTAATTTGTGTGAGCGTGTCGGGGTCATCTACAAAGATAAACCCATCACCACCAGGGACGTGAATTAATAGCTGCGTCTCATTGTTCAACATGGACACCCGGCCACTGCCGGAAATCTGCCCAAGGTTAGTTAGTGTGTTGTCCGAATTGACACGGAACAGGGTGGGGCCGTTTACAACGTATAGCCTGCCATTGAACGTCCTCGATCCCCGCCCAGCATCCGTCACAGAGTTGCCGCTAGTCGCTACCTGATAAAGCCCCGGCGTTCCTCGCAGCGTTTCGGCATTCAGTGCGGGCACTTCTGGTATATGCACAAACCAGCACACACACTCCTGCGCCGACAACGGTAATGAGTTAGAAACGTAGAAGCCGTTAGCAATTGGCAGCGGCGTCCTCATGTAATCTGCACCGTCGCGTTAGTCAGCGTGATGCTTGTCTCCGTGTAAATATCTGCCAGCACCAGCTCAAGGTATTGCCCCGGCATCATCGTGACGCTGCCAGTCAGGGTAACGGTAGTCGGGTCGGTAGACAGTGCGGTGTGTGTAGCAAGCACCACCGTCTGGTTACGAGCAAACGCAATCTCCGCTTCGATAATGTCAGCGGCAGCGACTAGGGTAAGTTCCGCAGTAATCGTCGCCGTGCGCGTTCCCGTTACGTTAGCAATCCTCCCGCCAATGTCTGGCAGGTAGCCGCTAAACTCGCCAACGCTCCAAACACCCTGTGCCCTCATCAATGCAAGGCGGGAGGGCATAACAGTGGGGATACGGTTAGACGCCATAGAGATAAGCGCGAATGGCGCGGAGACAGAATAAGCATCCCCCCAACAGCTATTGGCAACACCCATCGGCAAACTGTCCGGGTATCTGGACGAACCAACATGCACACCTAATCGAAGCAATGTTTTTTCGCCTTCGCCTGCCTGCTTGATAAGCGCAGCGGTGATTTTCCCGCCGTACATGGGAGCCATGTCCATCGCTAGATTTGCGATCATCCCGCGCATCGCGCCTTCCGGTATCGTCACAATATCGGACACGTTACAGACTCGCGTGTAGCCAAGTCTCACGCCCTGCGCCTCTAGGCCAAGCATGTACCCGTTTATCATGTCGAGCGCGTCTGCGTATTCATCCGGCTCCATCGAAGAATCTGCGCCCTCTACCAGTATCAGACGTAAAGCCCTGCGCGCAGCATCGCCCGCCGTGGTGTAACCAAAACATGCAGCGGGAGTGACTACCGCAGGCGGCGCGGCCACGTCCGAATCAAGCGGAACACTTGCAATCGGGAAGGCGGCAATCGGCAGTGTTGCTATCGGCATATTTGAGTCCCCTTAAAGTTCAACATAAACCGCCTGCCAATCTGTTAGTGTCTGGTCTATCCGCCGATGCTTGTCAGTACCGGACGTAATGACGTAATTACCAGTACCTGTAGTAACCGAAATTCCAGCGCAGTTAGCTACAAAATCAGGCATTAGAGTTTACTCGTATTTTTTGGCCACCAATGGATAAGCGCGTACCGCCTACAGAGATAATGGATTACTGCTTCGGGACTTGGTCGACAAACATCGCGCCAGATTGCTCACCTGCATTGGTGTAATACGGCGGAAGATAATGGACCGGAAATATAGGCTCCATCTCGTAACCAGTGCTATTCGTTCTGTTAATGCGGTCATTAAAGCGGGCGCGAATGTACTCCACGCCTTGGAATGCCTCAAATGTCGCAGCAAACGGCCCTGACCTTGGCATGTCGAGAATGACTATCTGTGTCGTTTTGGGAACCCACCAGCCTTCATCAATCATCTGGCTGCGCACAGTTTTCATATTGGTGACGAATGTTTCCGCAGGAACCGCCGTTAACGCCTCTTTTCCGCCCATGCTGATCAGGATGCAGTCAAACGCTGTCGGTGCTCCGGGGATGCTTGCCAAGGCTGCCGGAACTGTTCTTTGCAGCGTGTCCCAGCCTATGCCGTTGTGCCAAAAGTCCGCCGTAGTCCCGCCTGCCGCAGTGTGGTAAACGTAGGTGTCTATTTCTGTTTGGTTTTTTAGCGTTGCCCCGCATTGCATGGCAGGGTTGCCATTGCCGCCGAGAATCTGGCCTATATAGGTAGACGCGCCGTACGTGCCAACACCGACTAAACTTTCATATTCAGGCAGGCGGTTCGTTCCGTTTGGGTCCAAAGCATTACGCCATCCAAGGTTTGCCTCAGAGTAAGGAACTTGCCCGGTTGCGGATGCGTAACAATAAAGCCCAGACGTTGTTACCTGCCCGCCCGGTGGCGTAAACCCCCCCGAGCCAAACATATTGCTGTCGCCCCATGCGAGGACTGATAGAGCGGTTTTGCCGGTGTACCACGCCATATTTATGCGCCCATTCGCTGCATGAAAAGATCTGCGTAACTAACCGTCATCGCTGTGCCACCGTCGCTACTAAGAACACCAATGCTAACAACATCACCAGCCGCAAGCGCAACTGGCCCGCCCATAGTTATACCGCCGCCAACCCCGCTCCCGCTTGTCAGTTGGGTAGCAAAACGAAACCCAAAAAGATCTGTGTTTTTGAATATGCCGAACACATAGGTTTTGCTGTTTGATCCGACATACGAAACAATATGAGCCGTTACAAAATACGTCCCACCCCCTCCTGCTGGTACTGTCAGGGTTCCCGCTGCAAACGATGGCACTATAAAGTTGCTAGGGTCGTTCGCTGTCCACGCCTCAACTATGCGAATAGCCGGGAAAGCGCCGACAGCGCCTTCTGCTACAGCATTGTTTCCAGAAAAAAGACCGCCATAAATATTAGCGTCGAGAATGTCTCCCACGGTGGTCTGCACACCATCGCCGCCCTGGTCTATGGCGACAATTTCCGTGCGGTCCAGTGTTGCGGCGGGGTCCAGATCGCCGTAATCCACAGCACCGAAGCGCGTATCATCACCGGCTGCGACAGTGCTCGCGGCTGTGCCAATGGGAACACGCGCATAGGGTAGCGTACCAGTGACAAGCTGTGTGGCGTCCGTCAGCATCAATGTGCTGGCCGTGATGTACACCACCTTCTCGCCTATCGTCCAGCTTACTTTAGTGTTGTTGCTGGATGACGTTAGGACGCTCTGTACGACAAGAGAGCTGGAAGGCACATCCCACACAGCCGTTCCAGTCTCATAGCCAGCCACAAGGCTCTCACGAGGCGTGACGTAGTACGAAACCTCTTGCCCATCAGTCAAAACATCCGCTATGTTGCGATGTTTTGTAGTGCCTGCGGAAATCACATAATCGCCAGACCCTATGACAGTCGAGATTCCGGCGCAGTTGGCTACGAAATCAAGCATTTTTGGCTTTCTCTTTCTTTACCGGCTTTTCTTTCTTCGTTCCGGCTTCTACCCATCCGTTTTCTTTGGCGTACTCTCGCGTCTCAGGCGTGTCATTAACCGTCAGCGGTGTTCCTGTTGGCCGGTCGTAAGTAATCGTGCTCATGTTCTCTCTCCG